ATTTAAGACGTAGAGGTTATAGAGGTTATTCTATGAACAGACCTGATAGAAGTTGGAACAAATTATCTACTACAGAAAAAGAGATTGGTGGCATACCCAACTCTAGTGAAGACATTAGGCAAGCACACGCAGCAGCTATTGAGATGTATATACAAGAACACGTTGGGTTAAAAACAAACGGTAACTACGGTGATATATATTTTAACAGAACATTAAATGATTGGTCTAGATTTGACATAAACAATAGAACAAAGTTTGATGCAGCGATAAGCTCGGGTTTAGCTGTTATGGCTTGTAATAGAAATTTATATGCACCAAACGTTAAAAAAGAAAAACAAAGCATAAATATTAGTTTTTCAAGATATGAGAATCAAGGAAACTTTTCAAAAATAATAAAATAGAAATATGGCTGAATCAATTACTAAAAACTATTTTCCTAGCCAAGTCGTAAGTGACTTAGAAAAAATAACACCTCAATATGGTTTGAAGGTTGCTAAAGCTATTGAAAGTGAATGGTTTGATAAAGACTCTGGATCTAATAGATATAAAAGTAATGAGTTAACTTTTCATAGACTTAGGTTATATGCTAGAGGCGAACAGTCAATACAAAAATATAAAGATGAATTATCTATTAATGGTGATTTATCTTATCTTAATTTAGACTGGAAACCAGTACCTATTATACCTAAGTTTGTTGATATAGTAGTAAATGGTATATCAGAGAGAACGTATGATGTAAAAGCTTACTCTCAAGATCCATTTGGCATTAGTAAAAGAACTGAGTACATGGAAAGCATTATTGCTGACATGAGAACTAAAGAGTTAAATGAATATACAAAACAAGCTTTTGGTATTGATATATCTAACACACCTGAAGATGAGCTACCTGATTCACAAGAAGAGTTAGAATTACACATGCAACTTAACTACAAACAAGCTGTTGAGTTAGCAGAAGAGCAAGCTATAAATACTATATTTGATGGAAATAGATATGAGTTAACTAGAAAAAGAGTTAATTATGATTTGACTGTTATAGGTATAGGTGCTGTTAAAAATACATTTTCTAAATCAGAGGGTGTTAAAGTAGAGTACGTTGATCCAGCTAACTTAGTTCACTCATATACAGAATCACCATACTTTGATGATATCTATTACGTTGGTGAAGTTAAGGTTATACCAGTTAACGAGTTAAAGAAACAGTTTCCTGATTTAACAAATGAAGATCTTGAAGAAATAATAAAGCAACCACATCCAAATACAAATGGATATAGTAAGGCTAATTACGATGATGTAGACAATAACCAAATTGAAGTACTTTATTTTAATTATAAAACTTATATGAATGAGGTTTATAAGATAAAGCAAACAGCGACTGGTGCTAGTAAAATATTAATAAAAGATGATTCATTTAATCCTCCAACAGAGGTGTTAGATGATAAGTTTGAAAAAGTTTCTAAATCAATAGAAGTATTATACGAAGGAGTTTTAATAACAGGTACTAAAAAGTTATTGAAGTGGGAGTTAGCTAAGAATATGATGAGGCCAAAAAGTGATTACACTAAGGTTAAAATGAATTATTCTATTGTAGCTCCTAGAATGTACAAAGGACGTATAGAATCGCTTGTAGGAAGAATAACTGGTTTTGCTGATATGATTCAGTTAACTCATTTAAAACTACAACAGGTTATGTCTAGAATGATTCCTGATGGCGTGTACTTAGATGCTGATGGAGTTGCTGAAGTTGATCTTGGTAATGGAACAAACTATAATCCGCAAGAAGCACTAAACATGTTCTTTCAAACTGGTAGTATCATAGGTAGATCGATGACATCTGATGGTGATATGAACCCAGGTAAAGTACCTATTCAAGAAATAGCTAGTGGTAATGGAGGTGCTAAAATGCAAAGCCTAATACAAACATACAATTATTATCTACAGATGATAAGAGATGTAACTGGTTTAAACGAAGCTAGAGATGCTAGTACACCTGATAAAAATGCTTTAGTAGGTATACAAAAAATAGCAGCAGCTAATTCTAACACAGCAACTAGACATATATTGCAATCTGGTTTGTTTCTAACAGCTGAGCAAGCAGAGTGTATATCTCTTAGAGTATCTGATATTATAGAGTATGCGCCAACAAGAGATGCGTTTATACAAAGTATAGGTGTTCACAACGTAGCGACACTTTCTGAAATGACAAATTTACATCTATATGATTTTGGTATATTCATAGATCTAGCACCTGACGAAGAAGAAAAGCAGATGCTGGAAAACAATATACAAGTTGCTGTTGCTCAAAAAGGTATAGACCTTGAAGATGCTATTGATCTTAGGGAAATAAAAAACATAAAACTAGCTAATCAATTATTAAAGATTAGAAGAAAGAAAAAGCAAGAGAAAGATCAAGCTATTCAACAGCAAAATATCCAAGCACAAGCTCAAGCAAATGCACAAGCACAACAAGTAGCTGCACAAGCTGAAGTACAAAAACAACAAGCTTTAGCACAAACTGAAATGCAAATAGAACAAGCTAAGTCTCAAATGGAGACTCAAAAGATGACACAAGAGGCTGAGATAAAAAAGCAGTTGATGCAGTTTGAGTTTCAATTAAACATGCAGCTAAAGCAAATGGATTTAAACACCATTAACGAAAAAGAAAAATACAAAGAAGATCGAAAAGATAAAAGAACAAAAATACAAGCAACTCAACAGTCTGAGTTAATCGATCAAAGAAAAAATGAGAAACCACCTAAGAATTTTGAATCAGCAGGTAATGATATACTTAGTGGTAACTTTAACTTAGGGTCGTTTGATCCTAAGTAATTATTTTTAATTTTTTATATTATATTATATTATGGCTAAGAAAACAAAAGAAGAAGTTGTTGAAAATGCAACTGAAGAGAAAATTGAATCAACACCTAATGGTGATAAGATTAAAATAAAAAAACCTAAATTCAGTAAAAATACAGAAGAAGTTGTCAAAGTAGACCTTCGAGAAGTTAATAAATCTGAAGAAGAGGTGATTACTAAAGAAGAAGAAAAAGAAGAAAATGTCATTGAAGAACAACCATTGGCAGAAGAGCCAACAACTAATGAAGCAGTGGGAGGAGAAGATACCCAAAGCGAAGTTAAACAAGAAGATAAAGAACAAGTTTCCGAGGATGAGCAAAGCAGCGTTCTCGAGGAGATAACAGAAGAAGAAGTTGTTGAGCAAAAAACAGAAGAATTAATTGAAGAAGTTAAAGAAGCTGTTGAAGAGCAAAAAGAGACTGGAGTTGATTTACCTGAAAACATACAAAAGGTAGTTGACTTCATGAGTGAGACTGGAGGTACACTAGAAGAATATGTAAGATTAAATCAAGATTACAGTTCACTAGATGAAAAACAGTTATTAAAAGAATTTTATAGGTCTACAAAACCACATTTAACAAGTGATGAAGTAGACTTCTTGATGGAAGATTCGTTTTCGTATGAAGAAGATATAGATGATGAAAGAGATATCAAGAGAAAGAAATTAGCGCTTAAAGAGCAAGTTGCTAGCGCTAAGTCCCACTTGGATGGATTAAAATCTAAGTATTATGAAGAAATCAAAGCAGGTTCTAAGTTAACTAGTGAACAACAGAAAGCTGTAGATTTTTTTAATCGTTATAATAAAGAGTCAGACGAGACGAGTAAAGTAGTTGAAAAGCAGAAATTAACATTTAATAAAAAGACTAATGAGGTTTTTTCCAATGAGTTCAAAGGTTTTGAATACAAGGTGGGAGATAAAAGATATAGATTTAATGTTAAAGAAGCTAGTAAAGTAAAAGAGACACAAAGCGACATCAATAATTTTGTTAGAAAGTTTCTAAACGAAAATAATGAGATGGTAGATGCTAAGGGTTATCATAAATCTTTATTTACAGCTATGAACTCAGACGCTATAGCTAATCATTTTTATGAGCAAGGCAAAGCAGATGCAATAAAAGAAAGTGTTGCACGAGCCAAAAATATAGACATGAACCCGCGACAAGGTCACGAAGGTTTTGTTAATGCAGGCGGAATAAAAGTGAGAGCGCTAACTGGTAATAACTCTTCTGATTTTAAATTTAAAATTAAAAAGTAGTTTAACATTTAAAATAAAAATAAAATGGCAGCAGTTAATCCAACACCGGGTGGGAGTTTAAATTCAACCCCCGCACCGGTAAAACAAACGCTTAGTTCAGCGTATATCGATTTTACAGCTTCTGGAACAGCAGGATGGGCACAACAGTATTTGCCTGATCTAATGGAGCAGGAAGCCGCAATATTCGGTAAAAGAACAATTTCTGGATTTCTAAATCAAGTCGGAGCTGAAGAAGCAATGACATCTGATCAAGTTATCTGGTCTGAGCAAGGTAGATTACATATTAATCTAGCAGCAAATATTACTAACGCAGCAAATGGAGCTGTTAATTTTTCTACAGCTCACGAGTTAAGAGTTGGTGACACTATTTTAGTACACAAAGCAGCAGCTACACTTAAGTGTTATGTGTCGGCTGTTCCAACTACAACTACAATTACTGCATTACCTTACACTCAAGCAACTTTAGCTACTGGATCAACTTTTGGAGCAGATAACGTAACTGTATTTGTATATGGTTCTGAATTTGCTAAAGGAACAGTAGGTCAAGAAGATGCTATTGCACCATCTTTCAAGTCATTTACTAACAAGCCAATCATCATTAAGGATATGTATGAGATTTCAGGATCTGATGCTTCTCAAATTGGTTGGGTTGAAGTAACTGGAGAGTCTGGGCAATCAGGTTATCTATGGTATTTAAAAGCCGAAGGTGATACTCGATCTAGATTTACTGATTATTTAGAAATGGCAGTAGTTGAAGGAGAGAAGAAAGTTAGTACAGCTAATGCATCGGTTCCAGATGGTACTGAAGGTATGTTTGCCGCTATCACAGATAGAGGTCACATTACTACAGGTATAGCTGGAAGTTCTACATCTGATGATTTAGGATCTTTTGATAACATTCTAAAGAAGTTTGATGCACAAGGAGCTATTGAGGAAAATATGATTTACTCTAATAGAACTGTTTCTTTAGCAATTGATGATATGCTTGCAGCTCAGAACTCTTATGGTTCTGGTGGTACTTCTTATGGAGTATTTAGTAACAGCGAGGATATGGCTTTGAATCTTGGTTTTTCAGGTTTCCGTAGAGGATCTTATGATTTTTATAAGACTGATTGGAAATACTTGAATGATATTGGTTCAAGAGGTGCTTTTGGAGACAATGATATTCGTGGAGCTATTATTCCAGCTGGTGTTTCTAGCGTATATGATGAGCAACTTGGTAGCAGCATGAAACGACCTTTCTTGCATGTTAGATACAGAGCTTCTCAAACTGATGATAGGAAAATGAAAACTTTTATAACAGGTTCTGTTGGCGGAAACGTTACTTCGGATCTTGATGCTATGAAAGTACATTATCTATCTGAAAGATGTCTAGTAGTACAAGGAGCTAATAACTTCATGTTATTAACCTAATAACAATTATTTAATAATTACCCTTGTCCGATGGATGAGGGTAATTTTTACCCTTATTATATTATATTATATTATGAAAAAAATAGTAAAAAAAGAAACTCAAGATAGGGTTTTAAAGGATAAAGTTTTTGTTTTAAGAAACAATTTATCACCACTAACATATACAATAAAGAGTCGAGGTGTTTATTATTTTGATGAAGAAAAAGGTTTTGAAAGAGAATTAAAATACACTCAAAACCAACAAACACCATTTGTTGATGAATTTAAAGGTGACGCAAGATTAGCTCACATAACTTTTGAAGATGGAGTTTTAAAAGTTCCAAAAGAAAAACAAACTTTACAAAAGTTTATGGATTTATCTCCTGACAAAGGTAAAGTTTATGAAGAGTTTGATACAGTACAAATAGCTGTTGATGAACTAAAAGACCTAGAGTTAGAGGTAGAAGCATTAACCGCAGCAAAAGGTTTAGATATAGAAATAGCTGAAGCAGTAATGCGTGTAGAGTTAGGTTCTGAGGTATCTAGCATGAGTTCTAAGGAGCTTAAACGAGATTTATTATTGTTTGCTAAGCATAACCCTAGTTTGTTCTTAGAATTAGTTTCTGATGATAATGTACAACTTAGAAACTTTGGTATAAAAGCTACTGAATCTAGTATATTGAAATTATCTGAAGACCAAAGAAACTTTACTTGGGCTAGTAATGGAAGAAAAGTTATGACTGTTCCTTTTGATGAACATCCATATTCTGCGTTAGCAGCTTTCTTTAAAACAGATGAGGGTATGGAAATATACTCTAATATTGAGAAACGATTAAAGGATTAAGTTCCATGTAGATGTTAGGCCATCGACTTGGTGGCTTAACTACTACAAAATAAAAAATTATGGCAGTAAGTATTAACGACGTATATCAAAAAGTACAAGTAATAGCTAATAAAGAACAAAGAGGTTATGTAACACCTGTGGAGTTTAATTCTCTAGCTAATCAAGTTCAAAACGATATTTTTGAACAATACTTCTACGATTTAAATCAAGCTGATAGAAAAATAGAAACATACGAAGAGTATTCAAATGCTATAGATCTTATAAAGGAGAGGTTATCTCCTTTTCATTATTTTAAGGCATCACCATCAGCAACAAGCAATAATACGGTTACTCTAGCTGCCAACGTGTATGAGTTGGGTGATGTATATTTTACATTAAGTGGTTTAGATTATTTAGTACAACCTATTAGTAAAGAAGAACTTATAAATATACAATTATCACCATTAGCTCAACCTGTTACAAAAAGACCTGTTTATGTTAGGAAATCAGCTACACAAATAGAAGTATTTCCTGCAACGATAACATCAGGTATAACACATAATTATGTTAAAAAGCCAACGGTAGTAGCTTGGGGTTATAATACAGCCACAGGTGCTTACGATGCTAGCACAACAACAAACTTTGAACTACATCCTTCTGAAGAAGCTAATATAGTTATTAAAGTTTTACAATTAATAGGTGTTATTATAAAAGATCCAAGTTTATATCAAATATCATCTCAAGAAGAAATAAAAGATTTACAACAAGAAAAAGCATAATAAATGGGACTATTAGGAACAACTACAGCAGAATCTTATTATAATCAGTCTCAATCATTTACTGGTAACGGAAGTATACATCAATTTGTATTGTTGCAAACATACTTTCCAACAGTACCAACAGCTAAAGAACAGTTTGAGATATATATAAATGATATATTAATAAATCCAAACAACTATAGTTATAACAACTCTAACGATACTATAACGTTTACGTCTACTAGTATGAACACTGATGTTCAGACAGGTAGTAATGGAGCACCAAAAAATGGTCTTATTGTATTAGTTAGAGAAGTTGCAGAAACAGAGCAATATGGTAACTATCAGTACATAGATGTAGAAGATATTATAAACAACTTTATAGTTTCTTATGTTGGTGAAGGTAAAATAATAAGTAAGGTTAGAAAATCTGACGTAGCTTTTCATGCTCAAAGAGCAATACAGGAGTTTAGTTATGATACTTTTAAATCTACAAAAGCTCAAGAGATAGAGGTTCCACCTTCATTAACTATGATTTTACCTCAAGATTACGTTAACTATGTTAAAATGTCATGGAAAGATGATGGTGGTGTAGAAAGAGTTATATATCCTATAAGGCATACAAGTAATCCAACATCATTGTTGCAAGATTCAAATTATAAATACTTGTTTGATTCAAATGGTGATTTACAAAAAGCATATAACTCTAATACTTGGGGTGATTTTTCAACTCCAAATGCTGATTTAACTGAATACAGTCAAGAAGAAAAATTAGATCAAGTAGATTTAAATGCAATGGGATCTAGATATGGTGTAGAACCAGAACTAGCTCAAAGCAATGGATCATACTTTATAGATCAAATAAAAGGTACTATATATTTTAGTTCTAACATGTTTGGTAAAATACTAACACTTAAATATATAAGTGATGGATTAGGTACAGACGCGGAAATGGTTGTACATAAGTTTGCTGAAGAAGCAATGTATAAGTATTTAGCACACGCAGTTTTATCCACTAAAATGAACATACCAGAGTATATTGTTGCAAGGTTTAAAAGAGAAAAGTTTGCAGCAACTAGAAATGCAAAATTAAGGTTATCCAACCTTAAATCAGAGGAGCTTGCTCAAATAATGCGAAACAAATCAAAGCAAATTAAACATTAACACATGCCGGAAATATCAAATAACTTTAGACTAGGTAGGATGGAGAAGGATCTAGACGATCGTCTGGTTCCTAATGGTGGCTATAGAGATGCTTTAAATGTAGAAGTTGCTACATCTGAGGGATCTGATGTTGGTGCTTTGCAAAAAGTTTTAGGTAATACATTAATATCTGGTTTACCTACATTGACAAGTGCTACCTGTATAGGTTCTGTTAGAGATACTCAAAATAATAAAATATATTGGTTTATAACTTCAAGTGGCGCTGATATAATAGCAGAGTATGATGGTGCAGTTATAGATTTAATATTAGTAGATACTGGTAGTGTCTTAAATTTTAATGTTAATAACCTAGTATTAGGTGTTAATATATTAGACAATATAATTTACTTTACTGACAATTTAAACGAGCCAAGAAGAGTTGATATAGAGTACTGGAGAGGAAAGACTGGTACAACTTTAGTAACATCAACTGGTTTAACTGCAGATAAAATAACTGTTATAAGAAAATCACCTTTAAATGCTTTAACATACACAGCTTTACCATCAACTGTTGTTAGTGGTGCAGGTACTATAGATGGAGAACAAGTGCAAGTACTAATAAGTGGAAATACTTCTCTAGCATTATCTACATTTACTTTAAATTCATTTGAAGCAATAACTAATATTACTTTTATAAAACAATCAGATGGATCTCCTATTAGTCCTGAGTACAAAGCTAATAACGAAATAATATTAACCAACACACTAGGTCAAACAGCTAGAATAAGAATAGATAGTTTTACTGGAACTGGAAACAACAAAGTATTTAAAGCTACTTTACTAGAGATACACCCAGGTATTGCTACTACAGAAGCAGGTAACGTTGTAACTTTTAGTCAAACTTCTAATTTACCGTGGTATGGTAGTAGTGTATATTCAAGTGTTGGAACAAATTCAAGCGGTAATGGTTTTAATGGTTCAACTGGTGAAATTTATTTTGGTACTTCTAACTCAACAACAGGTACTGTAAACAATTATTTAGGTTTTCAACAAGGTACGGGAACTGATTCTGTATTTAGTACATTTCCTGTTACAACTGATTATACTTTACATTTATCAGTTTGTATAATAGGAGCTCCACAAATACAAGGAATAGAAGGTCAACAAAATTTTCCTTTTACACAAAATACTTCTAATGTATCAAAAAGTAGTATAAGAATTCATGCAGAATTCAGTTTAAATGAAGGTGTTAGTTGGACTAGTATGAATCAAGTTGGCCATGAGACAGGTGGTGGTAGTGATTATTCTAGTAATGGTGTTGGTCCAGACTCTACTCTTCAAACTTTTTTAGCTGACGGTAAAACAATATGTCTTACTAGAAAAGTAACTACAACACAATATCAAGCAGATACTAAAGTTAGGTATAGGTTAAAAAAGACAGAAACAACTAACGGATTGTCTATAATAACAGCAGTACAATCAAGTGCTCTTGCAGGGCTTGAAGTTAGAACAGGTGGTACTATAGCGGCAGGTTCAAATTTACTTTTACGACTAGTTGGTGGTGGATCTATATCGAGTGCATCATCTGTTAATCCTATATCATCTGGTATGATAATTACAGGAAATGGTATACCTTTTTTAACAAGAGTTGTTTCTGTAAATTATCACTCAGCAAATAGTGTTGTTTTAGATAAAACAGTAACAGTTTCAGAAGGTGATGATTTAACATTTAATGGAACATACTCCGCTATTAGTTCTAACTTAACAGAGTATGATGCTGTTGCTAAAGAAGCTTTAGGTAAATTTCAAGAAAAGTTTCCAACATTTTCATACAGATATAAATATACTAATAATCAATATTCAACATTTGCTCCATTTTCTCTACCAGCTTTTGTACCTGGTAATTTTAAATATTTAACTAAAGATGGATTTAATGCTGGTATGTTGAATAGCATTACTTCAGCAACTATAACAGGTTGGAATACAGATATAAGTTTACAGTTTAGTAATACTGCAAATAGTTTAATAAAAGAAATAGATATTTTATATAAAACATCAAATGATCAAAATGTATATGTAGTAGATACAATAAAAGAATCTGGTGGAAATTTTGAAAATACTTATACCATAGAAGATAATGAAATATATAAAGTTGTAGAATCAATGCAACTTTTAAGAAACTTTGACTCTGTGCCTAGAAGATCACTAGCTCAAGAAATAGTAGGTAATAGAATTGTATATGCTAATTATACTGAAAACTTTAATTATACAGGAACACCTAAATTTATAATAAGTACTGCTAATATTACTTCAGATACATACAATCAAAAGCTTTCAATAAAATCAAATAGAACTTATCAATTTGGTATTGTTTTTCAAGATACATATGGAAGAAAAACACCAGTTTTTACAGGAACAGATAGTACAATAGAAATAGGTAAAGAAAATTCTACAAACAATATACAGTTTACCGTAAAAACAGATGATATTGTAGGAACTTTACCAGCTGAAATAACTCACTTTAAGTATTTTATAAAAGAAATATCTAAAGAGTATTATAACATAGCTATATCTAACTATTATGACGATGGTGAAGGTTTTGCTTACTTATCTATACCTTCAGCTGATAGAAATAAAATATCAGAAAATGATTATTTAGTATTTAAAAAGCAAAATGGTACAACACTTAGTTATAGTGGCACTCAAGATGCTAATAGATATAAAGTAATAGATATAAAAAACGATCCCCCTCAAATATTAAACAGGGATGTAGCAGTTAATAATAATTTTGGTTGTAATTTTGGTGATAAATTTGGTTCTCAAACTTTATTAACTAACAAAAAAGCTGGCATGACACCTGTTAGTGGTTTTAATAAAATACAGGTTGCTGGTATGGGTGAAAGCAATTATATAAATGCAGCCGCAGAAGCATTATTAAAACCTGGTGCAAAAATAAGATTTAAAGCATCAACTAGTTTAAGATATACTAAAGCATATGAAGTTGCAAGTGTAAGAACCGCTGGTAGTTCTGGAAGTACTTTAACTGCTGAAGTTACTTTTAAAAACTTTTTTACCGAAGATGTTGATCAGCTTTATGATGATAGTAATAAAATATTAGCAAAAGTAACGGAGTTTGTTACAGAGTCGGAAACTATAGGTAATAGTAATTTTGATGGTAAGTTTTTTGTTAAAATAAAAGCTAATCAAGAATTAAAAGACAATTTTGATACTCATGTTAATGAAGGAGATTTTCTTGTACTAGGATCTACTTATAGTGTTCCTGCTGGATCATCGGTTACTGGTGGATATCATCTTAGTACTTTGACAGTTGGTTCTAACACTTTTACGATAACTACTTCTGAAGTAGAAAATCATACAGCTTCAAAATATGAAGATGATAATTTTTTTAATAACATAGTTACTGGTAACTACATTAGGATATCAGATACTAACTTTAATAATGAATTAAAATTTTCTAATTACTATAAAATAACTTCAGTAACTAAATCTAATGGAGGTGCAGCGGATGCTGAATTTGCAGTAACTTTAGCTACAAATTTATTAGTAGCTGTTAGCACTGACCAAGTTATTAGATTAGAAGTATTAAACGTAGTTAAAGAATCTGATAGTGATTCTAGTAGTCCTGCTATTTTTGAGATAGAACCAGATGATGGTTTACTTGATTTATATTATGAAACACAAGAAACATTTCCTGTAAGTGAACTAGAGGTTGTTAAAACTTTATCGTATGCTAATTCTATTAATTTTGGTAACGGAGTTGAATCAGATAGGATAAGAGATGATTTTAATGCACCTGTAATTGGTAAAGGAGTTAGAGTTTCTACTGTTATAGATGAAGTATATGCTGAAGAAACACTTACTAATAGGTTTATATATTCACAACTATATAATAGTAGTAGTGGTGTTAACAGATTAAATCAATTTATAATAGCTGATAAAATTACTAAAGATATTAATCCTTCGCATGGATCTATACAATTAATAAAAACTAGAGATACTGATCTAATAACATTATGTGAAGACAAGTGTTTTAGAGTACAAGCAAATAAAGACGCCTTATTCACAGCAGATGGTAATGCACAGGTAACAGCTAGTTTAAATGTTCTAGGACAAGTGATACCTTATGTAGGAGAGTATGGTATATCTAAGAATCCAGAGTCATTTGCTCAATATGGTTTTAGAGCTTACTTTACTGATAGAGAAAGAGGTGTTGTGTTGAGGTTATCAAGAGATGGTTTAAGTGAAATATCAGCGCTAGGTATGTCTGACTTTTTTTCAGATAAATTAGCAAATGTTAATGGTAGTGTATTTGGTAGTTATGATGATAGAAAAAACTCATACAACTTAAGTTTTACTAATCAATTAAATAGTGATACTACAGAGACAATATCGTTTAATGAAAAAATAAATGGTTGGACAAGTAGAAAATCTTTTGTACCAGAAACAGCTATAAGTTTAAATAATAACTATTTTAGCTTTAAAGCTGGTAGTATGTACAAACACCATAGTAACACAGAGACCAACGATTTTTATACTGTTACAACAGCTATTCTTTCACAGACAACTAGTTATGAGTATGAAATAACATTAACACAAAGCAACTCAGATATAGCTGTTGGCATGTATGTGTCTGGTGAAACAATACCTTCTGGTGTTACTGTATCCAGTTTGGCTGGTGGTTACTTTATAAGTACAAATAATTTAGTTATTCCATCTGGAACTAAACTTTATTTCAGCTCGTCACCAATAACAGAAAAAAAGTCTAGTGTTAAATTTTTAATGAATCAACCCTTAGGCCAAGTTAAAAGATTTAAAACATTAAACTATCAAGGAGACACTGGTTGGTTATTAAATAGTATATCAACACCAGAACACGTTGGAGAAATTAGTTTAGATGGATTTATAAAGAAAGAAGGTAAATATTTTGCTACAATTAATGGTAAAGCTGCAACAGCATCAACATTAAATGCGGAAGAATTACAAGTTGAAGGATTAGGAACTGTTGATAGTGTAGTTGGACAGGTTTTAACGTTTAGTGATGGAGTAAATAGTAACTTACAAGTTCATGATAATGTTTATTTTATACCTATTAGTGCTTCAACAGCAATGGTCAATGGAGCAATTAATGAATCAACAGTTTTAGCTGTAGATAATAATAACGGTACAATAGAAGTTGGAGATTTAGTAAAAGGAACTGGTATATCTGGTATAGTTAAAGTAGCAGCTGTCAATAGCCAAACAAGCTTAGTTTTGTCTATAGCACAAAGTATTGCAAATAATGTTAATTTAACTTTTGATAAAACAGTAGTATCTTCGTATACTTCGTCTGGTACGTGCATTGATAAAACACCAACAACAATAACAGTTAGTGGTACAGCACCTACCGCAGGTAAGTTTGTATTGTTTGATAAAGGTGGTGTTGTTAATCAATCAGGTTTATTAGGTTTCTTTGCAGAAGTAGAAATGAAACATACAACTACTAGTGCTGCTGAATTATTTTCAGTAGGTTCGCTAGTTGTTTAAATAATATATTTAAAGTGTAATAATTATAATATAAAGATATTTGATATGATAGGAGCAATAATGGGTGCAGTTGGTGGAGTTGCTAAAGTGGCAGGTGGACTAATAGGTCAAAGAGGTAGAAAAAAAGAACAACGTGCAGCTAGAGGTCAGTATGACGAAAGAATGGCGCAGTTTGAAAATCTAGACACTTCTAATCTAGCTGGCAATTTAAGTAATCCATATGAAGATGCTACAGTTAATACTCAAGGTGCTGATTACTTAGCACAACAACAGCAGCAGGCTTCAGCCAACATGATGAGCAATATGAGTGGTGCAGCAGGTGGGAGTGGTATAGCAGCTTTAGCTCAAACTATGGCAAACCAACAAGGTCAACAACTGCAAGCAGCATCAGCTAATATAGCAAAACAAGAGCAATCTAACCAACAAGCGTTTATGACTCAAGAGGCTAGAAATCAAGCAGCTTCTGTAGCAGGAGCATCTGCTGCTAGGGGTTTAGAATATGAGAAAAGTCAAGCATTAACTCAAGCTGCCGGTGCAAGAAAAGCCGCGGCAGAAGGAGCTGTTAACGACGCTAGACAAGCTATAATTGGTGGTATAGGTGATATAGCTGGAGGCGTAGCATCCGCTGCAATGGGTGGAGCAACGCCAGAAGTTGAAACTCCATAAAAATAAATAAAAATAAAATGCAAAGAAGACAACAGAGAAGTAACAGAAATGTATTATCAAGTAGAGATCCTCTTGGAGCAGGTGTTGCATATTCCAATAGTGGGTTTCAAGATTATGGCGGTATAATAAGTGATACTTTAAAACAAACTGGTGCTGCAATAGATAAAAGTCTACAAAACAGATTAGCTCAGGAAAAGTTTGAAGAAGAAAAAGCTGGTTTAATGGTTGAGGGTTTTATGGCTAACATGTCTGATGACATGGATCTAACGGCTATACCTGAAGAAGATAAAGGTATCATTACTGAATTTTCTATGAATCAAAAGCAAATCTTTGCAGATGCTGCTGAAGCCGCTTCTACCATGAAAGCTGGTAGTCCTGAGAAAATGGAACAGATAGCTATAATGAAAAAAGCTAATCAACGTTTAAAAAACGTAGATTCACAATATAAAACTTGGGGAGGTATGCGGGAAGATTACATGCAGGATTTTCAAAACAAAAACCTTTCTGAAGCTAATAATTCTGGTATAATGATACAGTCAGCTGGAATTTTTACTGGTGCTCAGCAAAGGTCTTTTGATGAGGATGGAAATATTATGTTTACAGATGCTTCTGGAAATGTTACTAGAATGTCTGATATAAAGCAACCATTTGAAAAGGCTTGGAAACAAGGTGATAAGATAAATGAAATAATGATGGGTCTATACTCTGATGGAGCTGAATTAGATGATGCTACAAGACCATATTTGAGAAATAAATTAGATAGACTTATAGATAACTCGGGTGTAGAAGGTTTACAGTCATTGGCATTTGATAAGATGGTTGGTGGAGAATCTTTCTTCAGTACGGAAGAAAAAGCAATGCTAGATGCACTTGATACGTCAGATCCTGGTACATTGATAGAAGCTAAAAAAGCAATAAAGGAAAAATTATTAGATAGGATGATGGATGTTGCTGATAATAGAGCAACTGCTGGTTTTAATAAAAAACAAGCAGCTAATAGACAAGTTCAAGGTCCTAAAAATGAAGGTTTAAATTGGCTTGAATCTAACAAAGCTTTTTTTAATCAATATAGACCAGGTAATGTAGACGATGTTATAGCAGCAGGTAAAGATGATAAAATGAAAGTTGCTAAAGGTAATCCTGATCAAATAGCAAGTAAACTAAATGAGTATGTATCTAGTAAAGGATTTGGTGTTAGATATAATCCTAAAAATAAACAATATGTATTACTTAATTCAAAGGCTAAACAAGGTTATGGATCTGTTAGAGGAGAAGGTCAAGACGGTAGTTTAATAGGTTATGACTACAATGAGTTAAATCAAATGATGCAATATATAGATCAATTATAATATGCCAAATGGAAATAAACAAAAGTATTGGTGGGAGGACGAAGCTCAGACTAAAAATTTAGTACAAGATCAACCTGAGACAACTCAACAAGCGAAGCCACAAAAGCTTTGGTGGCAAACTGATGATGATATATTAAAGCCTACAGAAACAATAAGTACCTCTAGTCCTGGTATTATAGAAACTAAAACTAAAGCTAAACCAGAAGAGGAACTTACTACAGCTCAGTCTATAAAAAACTCATTATATAATCTTGGAGAACAACTTGGAGATGTGTTTGAATTTTATGGATTAAAAGATAACGAAGACGGTACTGCGGGTGCTGGTGAATCATTTGATATAGCTTGGAATTCTTTAAAATCTGGTATATTAGGTCCATCTGAAGAAACATCAGAAGAGATATTGTCTTCTCTTAAAGGTTATGAGACAGAAAAAGCTCAGACAAAAAGAACTAAAGGTATATTAGAAAGTATTGAGAAAGGTGATATAGGTGGTGCTTTTGCAGGGGCTATCAATGCAATTACAAACGGTATTGGTAGTGCTGCTTATGGTACTGCTACTTTTGGTGCTGGTTATTTGGCTGATTATAGTGCTGAAAACTATATAGAATTTAATAAGCTTAAAGCACAAAACTTAAATAAAAGTTTTAACGATTTAGTTAAAGAAGGTGAAGCTGATGTAGCTATACCTTTAGGTATTGCCGCTGTGCAATCAGGTATGGAAGCTTTTGCTTTGGGTAAAGTTTTAAAAGTTGTAGGAGGTAAAGGTGGCATGAATCCATTAAGTTCTTTTGGTAAAGAACTAGCTACTAAAGCATTGTACAATAAATCAGCTAGAACTGCGTTAAGTATGATGGGTACAGGTTCTACAGAGTTTATAACAGAAATAGGTCAACATGCCGCTGAACAAGTAAATAAAGAACTTGGTAGAGTTGCAGGCACTGATGAAGAAGCTAAAATAAAAGATACAATATTAGAAGCTATAACCAGTCAAGAAGGTTTAGAAGCTGGTATACAAGGTTTTATAGGTGGAGCTGGTATGGCAGGTGGTAGTTATTCTGCTAGAGCAGTATCTGCGGCTAGAAAAGTTGTTTCTCCTGGAGATATAGAGGCTGACATGCTCGCAGTAAATGAACTTAATAATGAAATAAAAAAATTAGAATCATCTGAAAATTATGACGCAGCTATATTAGAAGGTAAAAAAGAAACTTTAAAGCAACGAAAAATAGCTCTTTCTGATAAAAAGAAAAAAGGTAATGATACTTACCTTAAAATGGAAGATGATCAAATATTAGAGGTAGAAGATAAAGATCAGTTAGCTAATATTGCAGCTTACAAGCTTACTGAATTAAATAAAAAGCTTGATTCTGGTCAAATAACTCAAGCAGAATATGACACGGCATCTGAAGGCTTTCGCCAAACATATGATAAAGCTAAAGCTAGAATAAATGAAATAATATATGAAGTTGATAAAGCTAAAGCAGAGGAGATATCTAAAGAAACTGGATTGAATGTTAAAAAATCAGCAACAGAGCAAGAATATGCTGATGATATAATCAAAGATCAATCAGCTGATAATGAAAGTGATCCAAATAATTTTAATAACGAAAAAGAGCTTGATGATTTTATAGCAAAAAAACCTAGAAAAAATGAAAGTAAAAAAGCTAAAGAAAAAAGAACTGCCGCAATAAACTTAAAGAAAAAAATAGAACGCGCAAAGGATACTGGTGGATTATTTAGTGGACAAGGAAAAATATTTATAAACGAAAAGTTATCAAAAGCTCAAGGCGATGTAAGTGTTAATACTCATGAAGTACTTCACCCAATACTAAATGCTTTAGTTGGTAATAGAGCAGAACAAGGGAAAATAGTTAAACAGCTTAAAAAAGCTGCTACTTGGAACCAAAGAAGATATGTTGCTCAACAACTAAGAACAAGAGGAGTTGCAAAAGAAGATCATGATACTGAGTGGATTAACATACTTTCTGATGGAATAATTAAAGGAGAAGTAGGTTATGACAAAAACACATTTGAAAAAATGGGTGATGCTTTTAAATCTATATTTGGTGCTAAGCAAGTAAGTACTGTAGGTTTTGAAAATGGTCAACAAGTTTATAACTTTATAAAAGAATATACCAGTACATCACCAGATGGTGCAGCAAGTAAAATAGCTTTGAAAGCAATAAAAGATGCTGAAGCTAAAGCAAAAGTAAAGATTAAAGATATTGGTGGTATAGGTGGATCTCAAGCATCAAACTTGAACGAGTTTTTTGAAGCAATGCATCCAGAAAGATCAAAAGAAAGCGTTGGTGAGTTTATGGACACAATGCTTGTTGATAAACAAACTGGTGTTAAAACTGATGATACATCTAATACACCTTTTGCTGACCAAATAGGTGGCATGATTGGATCTATAATAAACAGAACTTACAATAACGTTAAAGATCCTAACTCTTACACAAAGGCAGATTATAAACGTGACTTATTAAATGAAGCTATATTATTAGTAAAAAACGAATACAATCCTGAGCTTCAAAGTTTAGATAAATTTTTAAGTAGTAGATTAAATCTTAGAGCAAACAATTTAATAGATAGGCTTGGAGAAAGAGGTGATATTAAAACTGAATCAATGACTAGACAAATGGCTGGTGCTGATGAAGGTACTCCAGCTCGTCAATTTGCTTCTGAAGCACCTAATGCTTTAGAATCTATGATAGAAGTTCAAGAAGAACTAGAGAGTCAAGATGCTTCTATAAGAAAAGAACTTGAAATAGAAGACGGTAGTAGTATATACAATGAAGTAATAGCTTTAGTTAAAGAAGAAATATCAAACATAGAAGGTGTTATTAAACAATCTGATATACTTAATATTAAGAACAAACTTGTAAAGACATTTGGAAAAGCATTACAAAAAACATTAAAAAATAGAATAGGTGGTGATAAAGAACACAGAGCATTTGTTAAAAAATACTCTTTAGTTATATATAATAAATTCACTACCAAGCAGTTAACTGCATTAGCTAGAGAATTGGGTAATGATAACTACTTTACTTACAAGCCTTTAGGTGATAAGAAACTATCTTATAGCCAAGCATTAGCAGCACAAAATATGGATCTTATAGAGGTTAAAAACCTAAAATCAGGTCCTGTATTAAGATTAAAATATAATATTTCAGAAGAAACAGATAATCAAACTAGTGTAACACCTGAGACTATAGCTGAAAGATTTAATGAGTATTTCTTTCCACCAGCTATTAATCCTGTTACTGGAGAACGTAGTTCTAAAAAAGGTACTAGAAAAGATGCTATGGCTAGAAACATTGGGGCTGAAATGGCTTTTGATGCTGTTATGCAAGTTCTTACATCACCAGAGGTTATTCAATTTAGAGCTTCAAAACTTTCATCTGAATATGTAGAAAATACAGACATAGGTTTAGAAGAACTTGATGGTTTTAGTATTGACAATATAGTTAGTGAATCAATAAGTAAAGGTGAAACTAAAACAGAGCAAGAAGTAGCTGATCAAATAGCAAAAGAGCAATTACAAAATGAAGTTGCAATAGTATCAAAAGCTATATCAAGAGATCCTGGTTTTCAATTTAGTAATATAGCAGAAGGCTTAAGTGCTGATCAACAAGAACAATTAAACAATAATACATTTAGTGTTATAAAAGAACTTATTGGAGCTATAGAAAGAAGTGTTATTAAAAATGGTAAAGTAACTACTGATTTTGATAAAGTAAGCGAGGAGTTTAGAGATTTAATTAAAGCTATATTTCCAAATGTACAAGATAGAATAAGCAAGTATATACCGGAATCAAAAAGACAACTAGCTGCTAAAGTTATGTTTTTAAGTTTAGGTGCTAAGATTTCAATTTTAGAAAATAAATTTATTAAAACATTTAATAATGGATCTAAAAAATTAGATTCTGCCTGGTTTAATTTTAAAACAAAAGTAGGAACAAACCAATTGTCTCTAGAAAACATGGAGGCTATGGTTGAGCAAGCATCTAATCTGGTAGCTAAAATGCCAGTAGAATTTAGAGACTTGTTAGTTTCAGTGCTTGGCGAATCAGCCTATGCACAAGCACTTGGTCAACATTATAGAATTATTGATTCTGCAAAAGTAAAACGTGGTAGTATAACAGATCAAAACAAGGAAGGTATACAAGGAGAGGGTTTTAAAGCTTTTGACATTAATAGAAAACTTAAAAGTATAAAAGAATTAAGAGAAGGCTTAAACGAAGAAACAGATAAAACTTATATAGAATTTTTAAATAAGTTAGAAGAGTTATTAGAAGTACAAGCTTCACTGGATCCAATAACAGGAGTTAAATCTCAAATCAAAATAGCTGGTAAACAAAGACATGTTGAAAACTTAAAAAATCTTACTGGTGAAAAAAGATCTGAATACTTAGAAGAGAAAAAAGATGATATAGCTAGTATGAACAAAGCAAATCAATTAGCATTTGAAGCTTTAGCTTTATTTTTAAAAAGTGGTTATGAAAAAGAAATAATAGATCAAAGATATGTGTTAGGTGTACTTTTTGGTCAAACAAATGCTATAGGTGGTTTTAGAGGGTTTTCTAAGTTACAAGGAGTTTCTTTAGATGGTGATCTTGAAATGGGTGAGCATGCTAATATAAATGCTAAAACAATGGTAGAGTTATTAGAGTTTATTGTTAGCCCTGAAACAGCTATGCCACTACATAGAATATCAAGTAAACATACACAAATATTATTATCAAAAAAACAATCAAAAATAGTTGATAAAAATGGTAAAACTAACTTAACTGGTATTGAAAGATTTTTAGGTTTAGAATCAAAAATACAAATGATAGGTAGTGTCACTGATCTTTTATTAAATGAAATTAATCAGTTTGCTTCTAGGTTTGTTACTACTTCTGAAATACAAAACGAAACATCATCTATTGGGCAACCAAGTCAAATAGCCAATAAAATATCTAATGATGCTGGTTCTAGTGTAGATTTTAATAAATCAAAATTTTCTAAACTTACTAATTTACCTGAGTATAAAAAGTTTATGAAAGCTTTAAAAGGTAAAAAGCTTTATAGAGGAGGTGGACAAATACAACCTGGTAAAAATGCAACTTGGTGGTATGTTGATGATAAATCTGATGCTTTATTTATAAGTGAAAGATTTACAGACGATATAGCTAGAAGAGAAGGTTATGAAACTATTTATGGTCCAATAAAACAATGGACAAAAGAAGTTATGGATAAGTTTGATCCTTACTTAAATACTTTAACTTCGGATATAGATCAAATTGGTAAAAATGCATTAATCATACCAGATATAAATGTTGAAAACCAAGGATTTAAAAATTGGTTTAAAACTAATTTTCCTAATCAATATAAAAATGTTATAAATGCTTTTCATCGTGTGCCTTTAAAAATTGACATGGTATTTAATGGTGTATTAGATATAAAAGATATTTTAAAGCAAGATAATGCAGAACAAATATTAATTGGTTATATAAAGCATATAGCTAAAAACGGGCAACCAACTAGTTATTTTGATAGACTTAAACAAAATAAAACTATAAATATATATAGCAAAAACCAAGGTATGCCTGTTATTGTTTTGGGTGAAATAGAAAGTAGTAGCTTACAATTTAGTAATAATAAGAAAACAGCTTCCACTGAAGAAGATGTGTCTCCTATGAGCGAAGGCTTTAACCAAATAATAGAGCAAACAAAAGGAGTTAAGGCAGATGAAACTTTTTCAGAAACAGTTGCTAGACAAAGAGGTGCTACAATAGGTAAATATAAGTTTTTTATACCACCATCTGCTGAAGATTTTATGGGTTTAATATATTCATTTTTATCTAAAGGAACAGTTGGTGACACTCAAAAACAATTTTTTGAAACATATCTAAATGCACCTTACAAAAGAGGTATAGCTCAAATGGAATCTGCTAAGCAAAAAATAGAAGATGATTATAGAAGACTTAGACAAAAATTCAAACCTATAGCTAAAAAGCTAGGTAAAAAAATACCTGAATTAAAAGGTACTAAACTAGAAGATTTTACTTATGACCAAGCTGTAAGAATATACTTATGGGATTACTCTACTGGATTTGACAATGTAGCAGAAAAAACTGGATTGGATGAAGCTGATGTAAAAAGATTAGCAGCAATAGTTCAAAATGATACTGAATTAACTCAGTTTGCTAGAGGATTAGGATTATTAACTGGATTAGAAGAAGGTTATATACAGCCAACAAAAACATGGTTAACTGATAATATAGCTAGTGATTTAAGTAATATTGTAGATAAAATAGGTAGAAAACAATTTTTAGATGAGTTTATACAAAATAAAAATGAAATATTTTCTAAAGAAAATCTAAATAAAATAGAAGCTACATATGGTTCTAATTTTAGGGAAGCCATGGAAGATATGTTGTTCCGCATGGAAAATGGAACTAATAGAAATTTTGGCAAGAATAGATTAGTAAATCAATTTAGTAATTGGATTAATAACTCTGTTGGTGCTATTATGTTCTTTAACATGAGATCAGCTGTACTACAGATTATATCTTCTGTTAACTTTTTAAACTGGAGCGATAATAATCCACTTGCAGCAGCAACAGCATTTGCAAATCAACCTCAGTTTTGGTCAGATTTTGCTCTTATATTTAACTCTGATAAATTAAAGCAAAGACGTAAAGGTTTAAAAACAGATGTAAACCAAGCAGAACTAGCTAACTCTGTGGCTGATAGTAAAAACAAAGCTAAAGCAGCTTTGCGTTACTTATTAAAGATAGGCTTTGCACCTACACAAATAGCTGATAGTTTTGCTATAGCTGTTGGTGGCGCTTCAATGTATCGTAATAGAGTTAATACATACAAAAAGCAAGGAATGTCTATTGAAGAAGCTGAAAAAGCTGCGTTTGAAGACTTTGGAGCAATAGCAGAAGAGACACAGCAGTCATCAGATCCAGCTTTAGTTTCTCAACAACAGTCTGGTCCATTAGGTAGATTACTACTAGCTTTTCAAAATACACCCATGCAGTATGCTAGATTAATAAAAAAATCTATTTTAGATTTAGCTAATGGTAGAGGAGATGCTAAAACACACATATCAAAAATAGTTTATTACACAGCAATACAAAACATTATATTCTCTTCAATGCAAACTGCTTTATTTGCTATGATGTTTGATGATGACGAAGATGATGATGAAATGAAAGCTCAAATAAACAGAAAAGAAAAGATGGTAGCTAACGGTATGTTAGATACATTATTACGTGGTACTGGTATTGGTGGTGCTGCAGTAGCAACTATTAAAAATGCTATAATGGAATATTATAAACAAGAAAACAAAGAATATGGTAGGGATCACGCGTATACTATAATGCAGTTAATTAATGTTTCTCCACCTATAGGTTCTAAATTAAGAAAAGTTTATAATGCAATACAAACGAATAGATTTGAGAAAGATGTTATAGATGCTAAGGGTTTTGAATTAGATAGTCCCATATATAGGGTTGGTGGTAATTTAATATCTGCTGCAACAAACCTACCTGCAGATAGATTAGTTAATAAGTTAAACAATATAGCCGCCGCGGCTGACAATGAGAACAAAACTTGGCAACGTATAGCTTTAGCATTAGGTTGGAATACTTGGGATTTAAATGTTAAAAACGAAGAACATGAGTTAATAAAAACAAATGCTAAAGATGCTAGAAGAAAAGAAGGTTATAAAAAAGCTGCTAAAAAAAGAAAAACAAAAAACAGTAAAACATTATTAGAATTACAAAAAAGCACAAATACAAAACGTAAATCGTTGTTAGATCAACAAAGAAGTGCAAGCATTAAACTTAACAAAGATTAAAAACAAGTAATAATAACAATATACAAAAAGTTAAAAATATGGCAAAAGAATTAGGAGGGAGTACAAATATGGGAGTTGATGTAGATGGAGATGGTAAGCCTGATTTTCACTTAACACTGAAATCAATAGGTTTAATCATAGCTGCAGTATTTACATTGGGTAGCATGTATGTGAAGTTACAAATGGATATTGAAGATGCTAAATCAATGCCACCCGCAGCCATAGATAGAACAGAGTATGATTTAAATCATGCTTGGATGTTAGATCATGTTAAGGACTTAGAACAAGATGTTAAGGATCTTAGGAAGCATGTAGAAGATTTACAAAAAGACCTTTACAGTAAAAAAGATAGATAATGAAATTAGAACTAAAACGATTTAGTGGTCAAAGTGATACTACATTAGGATTAATGTTTGTTGATGGAGAGTTTGAATGCTTTACATTAGAGGATGAGTATCGTGCTGAGAAGGTAAAAGGTGAAACTAGGATACCTGCTGGAACTTATAAAGTTGAAAAGCGTGAGGTAATTAGTGGATTAACTGAAAAATACCGTAAAAAATATCCTTGGTTTGATTTTCACTTTATGCTTCAAGATGTACCAGGTTTTCAATATGTTTACATACACATAGGAAATGATGATGATCATACTGATGGATGCCTTTTGGTAGGCGATTCAGTTAAATCAAATAGATTTAATGAAGATAATAACTTAACTAGCTCAGGACCAGCATTTAAGAGGTTATATCAAAAGATGAGTGATGCTGATTTTGTCAGTATTAGCGTAACTGATTGTTGTACTGAGTGTAATTGTACTTGTAACTAATGGCTATCAGGAAAACAACAAAGGGTAAGGGTAGAAACTTTAGAACTACTAAAGAAGGTGCTGGAATGACAGCTAAAGGTGTAGCCGCATATAAAAGTAAAAACCCTGGAAGTAAATTAAAAACAGCAGTTACTGGAAAAGTTAAAGCAGGTAGTAAAGCCGCTGGAAGAAGAAAATCATTCTGTGCTAGATCAAAAGGTTGGACTGGTGAAAGAGGTAAAGCAGCTCGTAGAAGATGGAAATGTTAATTGTATGAAATCAAGAGGACTAGGAGACAGTATAGAAAAACTTACAAAAGCAACTGGTATTAAAAAGGTTGTTGATAGAGTATCTGAAGGATTAAATATCCCTTGTGGATGTGAAGGTCGTAGAGATGCAATGAATGTTTTATTCCCATACAATAAAAAGAAATGAGAAAGAAAAAGAAAAACTCTTGCTGGGCAGGCTATGTAGCCAAAGGCAAAAAGAAATCACCTAGTGGTAAGAAGACTAAAGGTGGTAGAACCAAGATGGTAAATAATTGTGTAAAAAAATAAAGCCGATTGTAGCTCATTAAATTCTACAATATGGCTCATATATTAACGTTTTTGAGCTACAAAATTAATTTTAATGATGAAAAAATTCAATAATTTCATCATTAAAATTTATTCATGTCTAATTGGTATTCGTGTATAGCATATAGTTATAACTTTTAGCCTTTAGCCATCACAACTTAAACATTCTTCATCCATGGCTCTTTCAGCTATATCACCTCTAAGAACTGATTCAGTTCTCATATAATATAAGGTTTTAATACCTTTTTTCCAAGCCTCAAGATGTACTTTGTTTATAAACTTAGGATCTGCTTGAGATGGGAAA